AATTTTTGGAACTGGGTGAATACTGCCATAGGATCTTCACGTTGTGCCTGTGCTGTATCTATGACGGCCTGTGCCAATAATGCGGCACTGTCTATGCTGCCAGTCTGTTCTTCAAAATAACTTAATAGCGCATCGTTAGTATTCTGACTGACGGTGTAGCTAGGTATGAAGAAGTTATTAAAATACCTAGTAGTCTGATTAGTACCGCTGGAATTTAGGTTGCTAGGTTGTTGTGGATTATATATTGTGTTTGCCATGATTTATTCCTTTAGCCAATATCCAGATTGTCGCTGTTGCCAGCATTCTGATTATATGTGACCGGTTCTTGTTCGCTTGGGCCAGGTTCTACATAACTGTTTGTGTTATCGTTGAATGCCACCTCTCTTGCGTCCTCTCTCATCTGAAGCTCTCGCTCAGAGTCTGATACATATGATGTACCTTTGTCTTCTACTGGAGATGGCGTCTTACCACCGAATAGCCTATCAACGAACGAACCTCCTGGGTTATTCGCAGTGCTATCCTTGTTTGTACCGGGTGTGCCGCTGAAGAAATTAGAGAATGTGTTAGTCTCCGGGGCTGGAGTTTTGCCTGTTATGTTGCCCTCTCCATCTCTATATACGATTTCACCATTCTTGAAGGTTTCTATAGTCTGTGGGTTTCCCTGATCATCATTCGTTGATACTACAGAAACAATATTCTTTTGTGGTTGCTGTGGATCATAACCACCTGTACCTGTCCAAGAGCCGACAACGTTTTTAATACTCTTAGTGCTATCATCCCAAACTTGGCTGATCGAACCTGTAGCCTTGTTGCCGATAGCTTGCAATAAGTTATTAACTTCCTTACCTACCCAAGCACCTGCCACACCGCTAACTGCTCCTGATACAGTCTGTCCTATAATAGTTTTACCTAAGAATGTAGAATTCAATGCATTATTTAAAGTACTACCAGCATATAAGCCAGCAGTACCTCCGAATACGCCTGAAACACTGTTAGTTATCTGTGCCGAGGTTGAATTGCCCACAGAGTAGACTATACCGGTCCTTGGATCAGTATAGAACTGCGGTCCAGATAGATTAAATACTCCACCTGCGGCTACAGCATCTCTTGTGTTTGCTGGATTGGTGTTATATCCGGCTGCCACACCTACGGAATCTGTAGTAGAATATCCTGCTCCAGGAATCGTTTGTGTTACTGCATATCCGGAACCGTCAGCAGTCTGCTGAATATATCTGACTGTGCCGTCTTGATAAGAGTATCGCAATGTCGACTTACCATTTTGATCTACTATATCTTGTTTCGAGACAACGTTTATCTCAAAATTGGTATCATCAGGTTTACCATCTACAGTTCCTACTGTTTTGAATTGCTGTATTGGTTTACCTGTGCTGTCTAACACTACACCTGTAACATCTCCTGCGACAGGCTGTCCTGTACGCACATCAATGCCGACTGATCCATCTGTTTGTGAAACTTGATATCTCTGTGCGCTGGCAGGATTGGCGTTATTGCCATTGTTAAATAAAGCAGATATTTGATCGGTTATATATCCTGTTGCTTGCCCTTGTACATAACCTACCGCAGAACCTGCTATACTAGCAAAATTAGTCGCTAATGGATTCACATAAGGCATCGACGCGAACGACGATCCTCCACCATAAGTCTGGCTGCTTGCATATACACCACCGTAACCTGGAGTTCCACTTGCAGTAGGTACGAACATACTGTTAACAGCACCGTTGATAGAACCGTTAATCACATTGAGCCCAATCTGACCTAATGTCTGGTTGGCTACGTTTTTAATATTGACATTTTTTAAGTTCTGATATAATCTGTAGGCGTTCAGCGCGGACCCTGTTAGGTTAGTACCACTTGATTGGCCGTCGGGTCTAGCTAGATCCTTGGATGTACCGGCGGCTGCACCGATAAGACCTGCACTAGAGTAAATGTTTGTAGCACTTGTAGCTATAGGACTTTCTTTAGTATCGTAATGAATGGTACCAAATCCTGGCATCTCTGTTACGTTTATATAACCAGTCTTATACTTGACTGTTTCGTATGCTAACGTCATGGTATTCTCTAATGTTCCGCTACCTTCGGATGAGCTATGCTCTCCGTGTCTCCAAGCGGTTATAATTGGATTAATTAATACATATTCAGTAAATCTCTTATTGTGCAGACTGAAGATCTGTATACTCTTTAAGAAAGGTTGTAGATTCTGCATACGCGGTGTGAATCCCCAACCACCAGGCAGTCCTGCTATATTAGTTGGTCGCTGTGACTGGTACTTGTATGCTTGTCCATACACTGTATCTGCGTAATCACTATCTCTGTAGTAATATGTATAATAGTCATTCCAGAATGTAGTCACCACATCCGCAGCATCGTCGTGGAAGTTTATGGTAACTGGTTCATAGGTTATACTATTCTGTATGATGTTTTTTCTATTGTAGGAATTAAGTGTCTTAGTATTCAGGGTAAACTTTGGAAGATCTACACGTTTAGCCATGAGTCCTGTTTCATACTGATCTAGCAATGCCTGTGTGCTTACTCCGTCTGGAGAACTTAGTCCGATGAATGAGCTGATCAGATCCGTATTGATATTAATGCAGACGTAATAGAGAAAACTTTGTTTTGGCGTGAGTCGATAGGTATCAGCCAAGAATAATTTAGTAGCATGGTCATAAGGATGTGTCTTGACACCTGGACCAATTGGTTTTAAATCTGCATTATATAAAGAAGCCATAATAATATTTAGCCACAAAAAAAGCCCACCGAAAAGTGGGCTTTGTATTTGTTGAAACGATTAACCTGTTACTACTGTACCATTTGTTCTTGCTACTGGATTGCCGACACCACCTGGAGTTGTAGTCTGTAGAGCATTATCATAACGTACACTCATCGTGATAGTTACTGGGTCATTACTGCTATAATCAACATCGTTATAGTTTACGTTAGTAAGGAAGCAACCATATAATTCCCATGTTTCTAATACTGTTGGGTCTGATGTTCCGTTACCACCATCTAGCATTTCTAATCTTGTGATGAACTTATAGTCAATACCAGATGAAGCACTGGCCTGTTCCATAAAATCGTATTGTTTCTGTAGCTGTTCGCCTACTAGTCTAGAAACATTACCGCCTGCATCATCTCTCAGCACAACCTGTACGGCTTCCCATGTAGGTTTACCAGCGATATATACTCTGCTGTTATATACTGGAATCTCTACCGGATCAAACGTAACTGAAGGTCTTGCAAAGCTGACGATCTGTTTGGTTAGTTCTGTCTTAGGATTACTTACACCAAAGTTATCAAATTGCGCCCTAAAGCGGAACTTGAGCTTGGGCATAAGTAGGCCCTGTGTCGTAGCACTCTGATTCCCGCCTAGGGGAACTGTAAATCTTGTTAATGATGAAACTGCCATATTATGCTCCTGTTCCTACTGTAGTGGCTGACGCTATATTACCAGACTGGATCTCTCCAGGATTTTTCAATCTAATTGGTATGTAGATAAACTCAACATCTTTGGTAGGTTGTATAGCTATATCCACAAACAATTCATTTCTTGCAATTCTCTCTGGTGTGTTATTTGTCGTATCGCAGACTACCAAGTAATCAGTAATACCACGTTTTGCGACCAGATCGTTTAGTAAGCTTGAAGCCACTGACTGTATCGCACTGCGTGTAATTGGATCATTTGGTTCGAATACGAACGGACGACTTAATATGTTCAACTGTGATCTTAGATAGTTAACCAGTCGAGCAACGTTAATACGATCTAACGATGTAGGTTCTGTACCAAGTGTCTTCTGTCCGTATACAAGTAATCCCGTACCTGGTAAGTTAGTAATAGGATTGATCTTATTTGTATACATAACATCACGTAGACCTTGTGTAATACCAACAGCAATAAACGCACCACTGTCAGAATCTACATAACCGATAGCGTTTAAGTTATCAATCAATCCACGTCTTGTTCCAGCTGGTGCTAACCATGGATAAGATACCGCATCACTCTTAATCATGACACGTAATGCAGCGTAGCTTGGAGGTACTACAACGCTATTACCTGCTAGGTCGTTAGTCTGACCGCTTGGATAGTAAACGCCTACGTATGGGTTGGAAGTGTTAAGGCCTTCTTCGCTAGTTGCGGTAGAGCCTGCTGAGTTCTGTGCCCAAGCTTGTATATCTGTTCCTGTAGCTGCTAACTTCATAGGTGTGTCACCTATGATGAATGCAGTATTGTTTCGGTCTTCGTTCAATGCAACCATGTTAGGAATTAACTCAGGGTATCCTGGGCATGCCATTATGTTAAACACGTTTGCATCTTCACGTATCGAAATGCTGCTATCGATTGCAGATTTTAATGCCGCAACAACTACACCGCGCTGAGCTTTGCGTCCAAAGTTTGGAACTCCGCTAGTAGCGTATCCGCTAACAGTTAACCATGTGTCTGCTCTGCTAGGTAGTGTTTCATTTGGATATGCTGCCGCTGTGAAATAATTGCTCTTATATTGTTTTACATTGAATCCGCTAGCTCTTGTATTCCATAACAGCATACCACGTGGGTAAAATGCTGGATCTGGGCAATCAAGATCCACATAGTTGCTAGCAGCTAATTGTGCCATGGTTGGGATTGTTCCTGTAACAGGATTAACATTTCCAGCTGTAGCCCAACGTGCATCAGCAAATACGATTCCGTTCTGTCCTGTGCTGTCAGTATTGTCTATTAGTACCCACTGATCTACGCCTAACACACTCTGCCATCTGTAGAGTTTTGGATAATTCTCTAGATCGCTTGTATTAATCCACAGATCACCATATACTAAATCGGTTCCGTCGTCCTGTGTAGTTGGCGAACTAGAACTCATGATAGGACCAGTTGAGTTCGTATTGGTTAGGTTATAACCTCTCACGTCTGATGAAATTGTTTGGTATCCTCTCCAAGCACTACCATTGCTTACCATGATGTCAGCACGTATTGGTGTGTTATAGTACCAATATGTGTCGTTTGCAGGAGCAACGTAAGGTTGAGTTGATGCTGTAGTATATGTTTCTACGCTCAGTGGTTCCCAGTTAGATGCTATTAATGAACCAGCACCTGTTGGGTTAGAATACACATTTGTAGCAGACGAATTAATACCAACGTTTGCTAGTGGTGTACCTGTACCATCGGTAAGTAACATGTCTCCACCTAGAGCATGTGTCAATGTCATTGCACCAGTAGTGCTTAATGCGGCTGTAACATCTGGGATTCCTGCTGCCGAAACAGCATTAATAAATCCAGCTACCGTAGCAGTGGAAATCGACACATTGTATGTAGTAGTTGTTGCCAATGTAGCATTAGCTCTTGTTGTTAACGTAAAGTTAGATCCTGCACGACCTGCTGCCGGACTAGTGGTAGAACCTGTTGCTACTGTTGAGCTAGAACCTTTACGATACCATAGGTACTCACTTAGTGTGGTATTTCCATAAGCATCGTATTGAGCGAACAAGGATGCTTGTGGTACATTTAAACCGCCGCCAGTTGGATCTAGTCCGTAGGTTGCTGTAAACACGTTTGCATAGTCTGTAGTAGACTGTGTAACCCACGCATCTGTTGTAGCATTGTATTTCTTAACTGCGATGTTTAAACCGTTACCAGTGGAGCTAGCTTTTTGCCAGACGCTGCCTGATGGTACTGCTGTACCGGCTGCAACATTGCCTTCCCAAGCGGGAACACTATAGTAAGGTGCTATAGAAACTGCAGGTACCGCATAAGTTCCAGCAGTAATACCTAGGCTTGCTAGAGGAGTGCTGTTACCGTTGCTAATCTGTATCAATCCATCTGCTGCAAAACCAGTACTAGCCGCGCTGGAATTACCTTGGATTATTAGCTGATAGTTTGCAGAAACTCTAGAAGATATACCAGCGATTGCAGCTGAGTTAATGGCTGCGTTGACTGTAACTAAGTTCGCACCCACAGCAAAGGTCACGTTGTTGGTGTTAATTACTATATATGAGTTTGCACTGATGGTAGCATTTGCCACGGAACCAGTGATAGTTGGTATCCTTGACTGCCAACCAGTATTTCCAACTAACTGCCATGTGTTATCGTATGCTTTGTAGTATATAGGATTATTATCTTCAACTACGTTAACAGCATAATCACCGATAGCGCCAACAGCTACATTAGGCACTGTGCCTGATGCGATGTCAGTGGAGCTAGTAATTACCAATGGTGTCTGTAGGTTAAATTGCTGTGTAGCAGAATTCCACTCATAGACGCCCCAATTGGTATTGGCTGTATCAAGCCAGAAACTTCCGTTATCTGGATTGTCTAATGGGCGTGTAGTTGTACCGTTTATCTTGCCTAAGTCGACATTAGCACGTTGTACATAAACTGTATTGCTAACACCTAGTAGGCTGTATGCGGCCAATAGACCATATTCGTTCTGTTCGTCTGCGTTGATAGCAGCACCGCTGGCCGTAGTTTTGAAGATTGGACTACCGTAGGTAGTAACCAAATCTCTCTGGCTAGTGATGTTATAAACTTTATCAGCATTTTCAGCTAATGTACCAGCAGCTATAGAGCTACCACCTGGTGCAACTTTATCTTGAGCGGTTGCAAGAAGTATGTACGCTACAGAGCCAAGGGCATTTGGTGAATAATTGCTTTGGTCTGTTACGCTTACTTGTACGCCTGGAGAAACTAGTGCCATGTTTCATTTCCTCATATCTGTTAAAGATATTTATCGGAAGATGAAAAATATGGTGGTTTTGCTTCACCTTTATAAAGGTCAGGTGTAAATACTAGATGCAAAGACCCTTATGCTCTGTATGTAATGCCAATGCGGCAGCTGTCAACTATTCTAAAAATGGTGTCCAATATTATAGGAAGCTGTGTAATTCCTGTATACGCAAAGGCAAAAAGTATAAGCCGGTACCGCCGACGTGGTTTAAATCGGGATATAGGAAGCAGGCTTGTTGTGATCGGTGTGGTTGGCGTGCCAAATACCCAGACAAGCAAATGACGGTCTATTACGTAGACGGTAATCTACGTAATAACAGTAGCCCAAATCTTAAAACCGTATGTTTAAACTGTAGAGTAGAGATCGCAGCCAGCAGATTAGTATGGCGGGAAGCGGAGATTAAAGCAGATTTTTGATTTGCTGATAAAGTTCTTCTATCGTACCGTTGTTATCAATAGTATGATCAAATACTACAGGAGCCCAACTATATTCGCTAGCATGGACACCTGGATAATATTCTGGCATAAGATGGGAATTATTCCTGGCAGTATCAAACCATACAGGGTCCGGGCCACGTATGATCCTAACTACTTTACCCCCTACACGTCTAATAGATTCTACTTCGTTAGGGAATCTGCAATCAGTGATTACTGTATTATCTGATGTTTGGCGCAGTTTGTTTTCTAAACTAGCTATCCAGATGTCATCATGGAAACTGCGGCGGGCGACTTCTGTACCCCATTGCTGTAATACCCATCGAGGAGTAATTTCACGATCTAATCGATTGGTCCACCATAGATCTACCTGTTCGCGCCATTCTCTGGATTCTTTGCTACGTCCTTCTAGTAATTCTCGGTCCCATCCAAATACTGCGGAGACTGCATCTTTAAGAGTTCCAGCAAAACTATCCCTACGAAATCCGTAGAAGTTAACCAAATAGTCCGCAGCCGTATCTTTGCCGGAACCTATCAAACCCGATATTCCAATAATCATATAAAATATTTTCTAATTTGAGGTATTACTATGTCAAGGGCAAACTGTTTGTGCCCTTGGACCGTGGGATGGAAGTCGTCTCCCATTGGTCTATAGCTTATAAGTTTACGCTCTTTCACGTACTCATACAAGCAATTTTGGTGTTCATCTGCCCAAATCCAGTTATTCCCTAATTGCGTGAGAAGCGAATTAGAGGCATAATATTTGAGACTAATGTCACATCGCCCTACGATGTTGGGAGTATCTTCCCAGTAGTTTACATAGGACATGAATCTATATTGGAATCCACGATGTTCCAAGAAGGTCTTGAGCCGTAATATATGTCGTAACGATTCGTCTGCGATAACTCCTATATCCTGTGTTTGATAGAGATGTTTAAACACCTGTTTGTAGTCTTTATTGCTGGCCATACATTCCAACTGATCCCCTCCCATGACGTAATAGACCCCATCTATATATGTCTTAAAAGGATATGCGCCGCCGACTTGATTGTGATAAAAGTCTTTGGATACTGTCAGATCTTTTCTTGCAGGTCCGGACCACATGACTAACACAAAGGTATCAAAGGGATTGATATCGTTGACTGATATATGATTTATTACTGAATCCGCTATGTAACTATTACCGGCGCCAACCCAAGATAGATTAGTAAGATTCGATCCTAAAGTGTCACGTACGTGATAAGGCCAAGTCAGTAGTTGGAATCCGTCTGGATTTTTTGGATACTGAGCAGAGAAACTACAACCACTTACCAATAATTTTTTGGTTATCCAGTGATCCATGTTAATGGCTGTGATCCATCCACATAATTCTTGAGATCTTCTTCTAACTTGGTCATTTCTTCGTTGGCTTCCTGCAATAAGGCCGCGCCATTTAATTGGCTACCACCTTGGGGTCCTGCCACACTTCCGAATTTACCACGTGCTTGACCCAATATACTCTTACAGAAAGCCAAGGAGTATTCTTGTAGCCAAGGATAAACTTGCGGATCACTTAGTAGCATGCTGTCTGGTTTGTAGTTATAGATCCAAAGTAGTATACTTTCACAGTTATTAATCCCGTCAACTTCCGGACTCCATACCTGTGTAGAGCTGAGATTAAACCCGGTCACTGTAGTAGCACCTAGTGACTGCGTGGCCAACACTGTTATCACAGTACCCGTAGCGTCAACACTGTTAACCCTGTACTGTCCGCTATAACCCAAAACTTGGCAGTTCTGTATGTATAGACTGTTGTTAGCGACCAGTGCAACTGGGTGACTTAACTGCATAGTGATAGTGCTGCCAACGGCTGTGCCGCTTGCAGACAAGCTAGTAAGTGAAAAGTATGAGTGTCCGTACTGAGGAATCTTACGTATCAAGGTTAACTTCTTAGTGACACGGTTCCAAGTAAAATTCATGTAACCACCAAACATGGTCATGGCTAACTCTTGATATTGTGTAAACAGTTCGTAGTTGGTCAATCCACCTACACGGCCCGCCACTAACATATAAGTGTTTAAATAGCCGCTGGCAAAAGGTTCAAACTGACTAGCAGTAGTGCCTGTAGTAGAACCAATACCCCTACGGAATATCTGCCGGACCTCCATGATATTATTTGGTAGTATATATTCCTGTGTTTCAGGTAATAGATCTAAGAACGCATAACTTTCCTCTACTGCATTCTGTGCCTTTTGGCGATATTTGGTGAGTGCCTGTTTAACAGACAGCTCATAGTGTTCCTTGTCCAGCTCAACATCTACAATCTGATCGCCTAATCTCAATCTAATATAGTCGATTATCTCATTGCGTAACTGGTTGAGTGTCTGTATATTACCAGCGGCTGCGATAGCACTGGCTTGACTTATGAAGCCAGGACCGCCTAGATTCTCTGTCCTGAGACTGAGATCGTTCTGTAGATTGGGCTGTATTGTTACATTAGCAGTAGTCATAAAAGTGTCCTATTGCTGTATTTAGCGAATAGGACACCGAGACTAGGCCGTTTTCAGCAGTATGATATCCGGGCTGATACGTCCCTTTAGACGTGTTTCTGTAGCTTTGATATCTTCAAGAAACTTTCTGAGCTGTATCTTGCTTGCTTTATTGAACTCTTTCAACTTTTCTTCGGGCTTACGCAGAGTCTTGCATACACTCTTGTTAGCATCAAAGTTCAATATTGTAGTACCTTTGACACTGAGCGTTTGATACGCTTCTGCAACAAATTTACCCAATTTGCGTGTTTTAATATTATAGATCCAAAGCTCAGTGCTATCTAATATCTCTATAGGATTGACACTGACTAACTTAAGCCCTTTATCCTCTTTGAGATACTTAATCTTACTGATCAACTTCTGCTTATTGGGTGCCTTCTTAACACGGGATTTCTTAGTAGCCTTTTTAATCTTGCGATACTGATCGATGGAAGCCAGTATATTATCAATAAATGTGTAGTGACGTTTGAAATCCGCTTTAGAAAGATGCCTATAACCTTCTTTCAACTGCTCATCAGTGCCGGCCTGTGCTAGTTCTAACTCCTGCTTTCTTTCCAGGAATACTTGTTCATACTTACCCAACTGCCCTTGTGGCACGTTATTTGCTACAAAAAAGTCGTAGGGTTTGAGGTCTGTGACCTGCTTCTGCATCATGAGATCGTAGTGCCCTTCAATCTCTCCGATCAGTTCGTTAGTCTTTTCCGATAGTCGATCCTGGATAGTCACAACAGGGGCAGTAGATTTAGTGCTCTTAACTTCTGCTACTTCGGGTTCGACCATGTCAATCGCTTTGGCTAGCTTTGCATTAATATATTCCAATTGATTAGCCTTAAGTGGCATACCTGCACGATTAGCCATAATAAGACTACATACTGTCATAGGTAACCACTTGTCCCCCGCTCTGTCAGCGGCGCGGATATGCTCTTTGGTAAAGGTGCCGGTAGTTTTCATCCAGTCCAAGAGATATTTTTTGGTATCTTTTGTAGAGTAATAATAATTGTAATAGAACAGGCTCTTACGTACCGCATGATCAAATTCATCATCTGCCATCTTTAGGGCTTTTTCAGTATCCCAACGCGGCTCCTCACCCGTATATTTTTCATCGTAGAAAATAGGGTTGCGGGTCGCTTTTTTAGCTTTGGATTTTCCTGTGATAGCCATAGTGTATTCCTGTATGTTATTGAACTGCTATTATAGCATCAACCAAAATATAAGTCAATTGCCTAAAAGTATTGCTAAGGTCATATATTGCTCAAGCTGATTTATAGTATCTTCAGTCTGTGCTGTAAGTTCTTGATATTTATAGGTTAATTTCCCCTGTCTACGACAAACTACCAATTCCTTACTACAATCTGACAGCATTTTCTCCGCGGCATGATGCATCTTCCGCATATCCATGCGTATACGTGGGGATTGGGATGCGTTGATCTGCTGATAGATCTGGGTCAATCTTTGGCTCAACTCATTGAATTTTTCATCCATATCATAGTATACTAGGTTTGATATTTTGTGTCAATCGAGCCATAAATACATGATATTTAGAGGATCGCACTGTGCCCCGTTTATCGATGTGGAGAGAAAATCACTCCAACGACTACAAATTTTTTGATAGAAGAATCTCCGAGCAGTTTACTATCGGAGGTACTGGTGTCTTGCTACACAAATATCTGGGCACCAATGTACAATCCAATGCCCACGTTACTACAGCAAATGTCACTACTAATGCTAGAACACTGAGCTTTGCTAACGTAGCAGTTATGGAAGTGGGTCAGACTGTTAGCGGGATTAACCTAGCGGCCAATACAGTGATTAGCACTATTAATACTTCGGCTAACACTGTGGGCATTAGCACATCTACTACTGGTACTATAACCAGTGGCACGCCTATCAGCGTATTTTGGAAAGATGCTACCAAACCGGTCTATCAGAATCAAAGTGCGTTAAACATACAAGATCTGCTATTTTTAGAGAATAGGGATCGTAAGTATGATACCAGCGTATATACCCTACGTGGCATCTATACAGTAAACGATAACGATTTTGATCTACAGCAATTTGGTATCTTTCTAAGCGCAGATACAGTGATGATGACCTTCCACCTCAACGACACCGTAGCATACCTAGGTCGTAAGATCATGAACGGTGATGTTATCGAACTGCAACACAAGAAAGACTATTACCCATTAAACGCAGACATACCTGCTGTGTTAAAACGATTCTACGTAGTACAAGATGTAGTGTTTGCTGCCGAAGGGTTTAGTCAGACTTGGTGGCCACATCTTATACGTGCTAAACTTACGCCGTTGGTAGACGGTCAAGAGTACAAAGACATATTAAACAATATAGGTGCAGGAGATGATGCCGAAACTCCGATCGGTCAGGTTCTCAGTACATTAAATAAACTAAACGAGATCAATGATGCTATCATAGCACAAGCAGAGATCGACGTACCAAAGAGTGGAACTAACATAGACCCATTATATAACTTACCATTGACTCCAACGGGTGCTCCGGGCGATCCTACTGGACAGTTGGTCAGTCAGACTAATCTATATGTGGATAGCACATCAGACTTCCTAACACAGCCGACTACTCCAGATTCCGAGATACCTGCTTACTTAGGTGGGGATGGTAATACTCCCGACGGGTGGCCTGTTACCTCAGGTACTAGCTTCCCAACCAGTCCTACTATCGGCGATTACGCATTAAGAACAGACTTTGTACCCAATCGTCTGTTTAGATATAATGGTACACGTTGGGTCAAGATGGAAGACAACGTAAGAACTAGCCTAACCCCGGGACCAAACAATCAGACTCAACGTAGTATATTTGTCAACGATGTTAGCACATATACTAACGTTGAAGGGCAGACCTTGCCTACTAGACAGAGTCTCAGTAAGGCCCTAACACCAAAAGCGGATAACTAATGGCTCTACAACAATTTTTTTATGATCAACAGATCCGAAGATACATCATACAGTTTATACGTATGGTATCTAACTTCCAAGTAGAATTTGGAAAAGACAGGAACGGCGTAACTGCTCTGCAACGTGTGCCAGTCATCTACGGCGACAGTAGCAGACAGGCCAGTTCTATCATTAGGCAGAACAGCGAAAATAGCATTAATGCTGTACCTGCTATGGCTGTCTATGTCAGCCAACTACAATATGATCGTGATCGTTTACAGAATCCCTCCTTTGTAGGTAAGCTAAATCTCAGGGAACGTTACTACGATGCGGCTACTGGTGAATATTCTACCCAGCAGGGCGACACATTAACCGTAGAACGATTGATGCCAGTACCTTATAAGTTGACCCTTAAGTTAGACATATGGACATCCAATACAGAGCAGAAACTCCAGATGTTGGAACAGTTATGTACCTTGTTCAACCCTGCGCTAGAGATACAAAGCACAGATAATTACATAGACTGGACCAGTATTACCTATGTCTTACTGACCGATGTATCATGGAGTTCCAGAACTATTCCCGTAGGAACAGAAAATCCCATAGATGTAGCTACACTGACTTTTGAACTACCCATCTATATCAGTGCCCCTGCGTTGGTTAAGAAACTAGGTGTGGTGCAGAAGATCATCGCCAGCATCTTTGATGCTAACGGACATATCAACAGCGAATCTATATACGATGAAAGTAATCTATTAAGCAGACAATATATCACACCGCTACAATACGGTGTTATACTGCTGAACAACGAAGTTCGATTGGTGCGTAGTGATCAAGGTGTACAAGAAGAATTTGGCACACAGATCATCAAACAGATCGCAAACGATGTATCCGCCAATACTCATATCATATTAGACGACACATTCGGTATTGAAACAGATATGGTGGTATCAGGTTTATCCTTTAGGGGCAATGGTACTATCACTGCCAACACTACCAGCAATGTAGTAACAGGAACCAATACCCTATTCAACAGTAGCCTATACGCAGGAAGCACCTTGTACTATAACGCTGTTGAACTAGGACAAGTGGCCAATGTGATCAGCAATACACAGGTCATACTAACCGCTAATACCTTCTCTAACGTGGCCAACGTTGGATATAATCTCTACAATCCAATCAGTAGCGGAAACTGTATAGTATTGTCGGTAGACGGAGATACAGTGACTACCAGCAATCTTATCACTGCCAATGCTGGAGCCAGGATAGTATTCAACGGTGAGACATATAAACACGGTGTAGATGAACCATGGCGCAATCTTGTCAACGTCTACGGCAATCTAACCAATGGATCCAGTCAGATCAAATTTGAACTATCAGATGCAGATGAGATCGTCGGCACGGTAGCATACAATCCTGTGGACGACACTGTACTACTGTGGACTCCAGATATTGATACTTTACCTTCTAACACCTTGGCACCTATTAATGCTATAATAGATCCATATAGTTCAAGACCTAATAAGGATCTACAAGATTTAGTAAACGGTACTCGATACTTGTTGGTCAATGATTATATTTCTCCTGATGGAGAACAACCAACATATAACTGGAATGGTGCAGACGATACTCCATTAGAGGCGTATGCTAACGATATCATACAATACAATGGACAGCACTGGATAATATCGTTTGATTCGAGGAATACACCAGAAGTCAATTATGTGACTAACATGACTACTGGAGTCCAGTATAGATGGAGCAGTACCGCGTGGTCCAAGAGTTACGAAGGTTTCTATGAAGCAGGAAAATGGCAGCTAATTCTGTAAAATTAAATTGTGGCGCACTGATATACTGTACTTCTACTAGACGCTATCTGTTCCTACTCAGGAGCAATGGCAAGTTTGCCAATACCTGGGGTCTAGTAGGAGGGAAGATTGAACGTAGAGAATCTATATATGACGGACTACTACGGGAGATCAACGAAGAATTAGGCGGTCGCATAGACGGTGCTAAGATATTGCCTATAGAGCAGTATACCAGTGATAGTAAGAAATTTGTCTATCACACATTCCTAATCAAAGTGGAAGAAGAATTTGTTCCTGCACTAAACAGCGAACACAAAGGCTATTGCTGGGTACCTTTAGATGACCATCCCACACCGTTACATCCTGGTGTATGGCGTACTATTAAATTTAAAGCCAGTAAAGACAAACTTAAAATACACGAAACGATCTAGAGATTAAAAACTAGACTGGTTCTAGGTTCGGTGCTAGAATTGGGCGGTACTTCGTGATATAACCAGGCTGGCCATAGTAGTAACATTCCCGGCTGTGGTGTATATTGTACCGTGGGCATACTATACCAAGTGTTCTCTTTGATAAAGAACATATAGTCAAAGAAATCCTTAAAAGGCCTATTAGGATGGAATATGATATTGCTAGATCCCGGAGGAGTCTTTAAGTAATAGATGCCGCTGATAGTACATTGTGAGTGTAGATGTTTTGGATGATTGCTACCTTCAAGGAAACTATTAGCAAAGAGGTAAGGTTTCCAAGGTACTCTATTAGCATCATATCCCTGTACATTTAGGAAATCCTTGGCCTGTTGTTGTACAAAATCCAGGAATGGTTTAAATTTAGGATCATCAGTTAAGGATCTGGTGCCGTAGGTAGTTTCACCATTATGATAAAAATCGGAATTTAGCTTCTTGTTGGGTGCGTGGAATATCTCATCAAATAGTGAGATCATGGGACTCAGCCATTCTGGATGATGGCTGCGCCCTATAGTCGATGGAAACCAGTTGTCGAGTTCCATATTATTTTGAGAAGAAACACTGTATGCTGAGTCTAGGATATTCTGCGGCTAGATTAACCATGCTGGTTGAGTGGAATATCGGAGGTACAAACCAGATCATCTTGTTGTAGTGTGGAAACACCCAACCTTGTCCTGTATCGGGATCGTCATACAAAAACAGACCTCCCCAGTTCCAATTCCAGCTAGGATTGATGTAAATAGTGCTGCTTAATCGAGGATCATTTTCTGCCGCATCGTGATGGAAATTAATCTGACTGCCCG